AATAGCGCCGACCCAGCTAATCCAGATGACCTAACGGGACAGATCCTTTACGGTTTCGTGAGCGTAAATCCAGAGACCGGGGAAGAGGTAGTAGTAAATAATCCTATTGTCTCTCTCCGCCGGTCAAGTCTGGCACGGGTACCGGTAGCCGGGGAAACCTGGCTATTTGAAATCCCCATTACTCCCAGCCGCACGGCAGACAAAGTACCGTTTATAATGGATGCAGGCCGGGCACCGGAGCCGGACGGTTCAATCGGATTTACTCGATATTATCTCACAAAGGCCGAACAGGCATGAAAATGATGAACTTTAGGATCATAAAAGACAGCATTGTCGACATTTACGGCAACGCCGAAGCCGGACGATATAAAACCGTCGGCTATCAGCGCCAATCAAAAGCCTCAATTGAAGTTCTCGGCAATAATCGGTTCATCCAGGTATTTTATTTCTCAGGGGACTTCCCGGAATCAGCAGCCGGTCGATCAGGCACAAAACAACACGCTTGCACTTTTCGGATTGAACTAACCGCCGCAGCATCCAGCAAAATAGACCTGACAGTATTTGCAGCCGGAAGTGAAGCACAAAAGGCAGCGGCTTTACTTGCCCACCTTGAGGCAACAGAAGAGGCTGACAAATCGATTGATGAGTTAATCAACATAGCTTATCAGGTGATAATGGACAATGATAATTATGATCTTGGACTCGGTATCGGTGTAATATCCAATCGATGGATTAATAATGTACAAAAAGACACGCCGCCGAACCAGGGAGAATATGTTGTCATAACCGCATCCATGTCGCTCACTCTCAGGACAACTGAAGATATAACCGGCGATACGGGAGTAACCCCCGATCCTGTTGTAATGGATGCAATGATAAAATATCAAGAAGAGCAAAAAGATAAAACCGGAGTATTGGTTAACAATACCCCGTAATTAAATACCCTAACGGGTATGAGGAGGAAAAATAATGAGTGTTGATGGTAAAGCTATAGATTGCGATTTTAATTGGGGAATATTGGGAGGAGGAATTACTTTCTATCCTTATCAATTATCGTTAGGTTTATCTTTACGATACTGGCCTTGTATTTTTGCTCCTTCAATTAGAATTCATATTGGCCCAATTAAATTATGGCTATATATAATAATGAAAAAAAGACAGGAGGATAAAATTAAATGAGTGTAATACCTACCAGCATAGCGGCAGGACAATTCACCGGACTGGAGAATAAACAATTTGCAGTCACGGCGGAAGTCCTTGCCAGAAAAATATTATTAATCGGATCATACGATGAGGTAAACAAAACCGCAGTCGTGGATAATGTACCCGTACAAATTCTAAGTCCGGAAGAGGTCGGCGACCAAACCGGCTTTGGATACATGCTCCACCGGCTCGCAGTAGCGGCTTTTAAAAAGTCCGGTGGAATCGAAACATGGATGATCCCGCAACCGGAGGACAGCGGCGCCGATGTGGCAGTTGGTGAAATTGACTTCGCCGGCTCTTCCGGTGTATTAGCCGGAACTATGGCTCTCTATATCGCAGGTTTAAGGGTACCGGTTACAATCACCGATGCGATGGATGTAGAGGGTATTGCCGATGCTGTAGTAGCGGCAATTACAGCAGACGCAGATTTGCCCGTAACCGCAACAAAAACAGCTGTAACCTTCGAGGTAGTACCCGAAGCCAAAGGCCAGGGATTATGGGGCAACGATATTACAATCGAGTTCAACCTTCAGGCAGGCGAGGCATTACCGACCGGAGTAGCCGCAGCAGTGACGGACATGGCATCAGGTTTAACCGTACCGGACATCCAGGATGCCCTTAATGCACTCGGCACCGGCGATGCGCAAAACGAAAAGTTTTTTACCGACGTAATCCACGGCTACGGTCAGGATACTGACACTATCGACGCAATCTCTGTTTACAACGGCGAGGGAAATGATTTTGTCGGCAATTACGCTAAAACCGTAGCCCGACCATTCCGCTGCCTAAGTGCTGACGTAACAGCAACCGGTTCCGCAGCATTAACCGCTCTCCTGTCAATCTCAAATGATCGAAAATCAAACAGAACTCATGGCATAATCGCAGTAGAGGGTAGCCCAAACCATCCGATTGAAATAGCTGCCGAAACTATGGCCCTAATGGCCCGCACAAACAGCAAACGGGCAGAAGAATCTTATATCGGAAAGCAACTCGACATTTATCCCGGTCTTGTATCGGAGAGATGGTCATCGGACTATACCGCCAGAGATAGCGCTCTCAAACAGGGAATCACTTCTGTAGTAGTAGAAAACGGAATAGTGACTCTAAAAAATGTCGTATCATTTTACCACCCAGGTTCAATCGCTCTTGCATCAAATGCCTTTCTCTCCATGCGGAATATCTCGATCATTCAGAATCTCGGTAATTCAATCAGCCTCAATTTCAAACGGGAAAAATGGTTATCAATCACAATCGTATCCGATGTAACAAAAATATCAAGCACAATATCTAGAGAAAAAGTGAGAGATATTGACGCCGTGATTGGTGAACTTGTAGCACTCGCCAAAGAATGGGAAGGTAACGCCTGGCTCTTTGAATCCGATTTTACAATTGACAGACTGGCAGCCGGTAATCTGGTAACAATCAGAGCCGGTAACAACGGGTTTGACATGACCATACCTGTGCTGTTATCAGGCGAAGGCGGAATCCTAAATACAACCGTACAGTTTGACGCTTCAAGCGCCATACTGACAACATAAATAATTTGAGGAGGTAAAATAAGATGGGAGCAGTAAGCGGATCATTTAGAAAATTAACTCTCGACGGCGTGCCCTATGAGGCGGCGGGAGATGTTAACGTAACATTTAACGCTTCACCATATGAGACAGAAGGGATCCCCTCCACTGGACGAATAATGTACAAAATGACATTGCGTCCGCAGAATGTAGAGGGATTGCCGATATTAGCAACTCCATCTGAACAGGATCAAATCAGGGCACTTGCAGAAAGAATTGGAACCTTTCCGATGGCGATGACCTGGGCGGACGGTTCGGTGTGGCGCTGTGTCGGTAAGATCAATTTTGAATCTGTCGAGAGCGAAGAAAATAGAGCAAGTATTATCATAATTCCAGATCGCTCACCGGGCGGCTGGACATTATTTGCAGCGTAAAATTCATTTTTTAAGAGGGGGATTATCCCGTAAAAAGGATCTTCCCCCAGTTTTTAAAACCGGCATAATAGCCGGAGAACAATTTAAGAGGCAGAAGAGGTAAGAAGAAATGAAATCTAAATTTGCATTAGCGAAAAAAAAGTACAAAATATCGCAAGAAGCCGCTATGGATCAAGTCATGAATTTTCTTGAGCGCTTTGACATTGACATAGAGGCAATTGACGATAAAAAAGCAAAGTCAGGAATTGAGTCAACACTCAACAAAATGGTCAGCTATGTCCGGCTCGGTTTAATCGAGTTTATCGAAAAAGACGGACACCTGACAATCACTCAACATCTATCACAGCCGAAAGGGAGCGTAACAAATCTCGAATATACAGAAATCGCAGGCAAACATAAAATCCAGATGGATGGGAAGGATGAAACCGAAAGATACCAGATGATGTATTCTCTCACCGGCTCCCTCTCAGGCATCGGTTACGATGGAATTATCAAACTCGAAGGAAAGGATTTGTCAGTCGTGGAGGTGCTGGGCGCAATTTTTTTGCAAATATAAGTCGGATGGACCAGATGATGGGTAATTTATTTTCCAGGGGTGTAGCGCCGACAGAAATTGAAAGCATGACATATGCCCGATTAAAATATTGGAATAAATGGCATGAGTTAATGAGTAAAGCGGAAGCCGACGCCATAAATAAAGGGAAAGGAAGAGCAAAAAAATAAATGGCTGAATATGCAGTTGCTACAGCTTTTACCGCACGTGACAGAATCACCGGAGCTTTTCGGGCAATGGGTAGAGGTGCGGGCGTATTTGAAAATAAAGCAACGAAGTCTTTCCGTAATGTCGGCCGTGCCGGATCCCGTGTCGGCGATATTATAAAAGGTATTATCGGCGCTCAATTAATTACCCGTGGAATCGGTGCTCTCACTCAGGGACTCAGAACCGTAACAACAGAGTTTATATCATTCGACCAGGCCATAACATCCGCATCGAGTAAATTCAAAGATTTAGATTTAGCGACTGAAGCCGGGCAAAAAACATTAAAAGCGCTCGGCCGCACAGCCAGAGACGTAGGCTCAGTAACACAATTTACCGCAGGTCAAGCGGCTGAAGGTTTAGATTTTTTAGCAATGGCCGGATTTAATGTGGAACAGGCTATGATCTCCCTTGCTCCCACTGTCGATCTTGCAACCGTCGGTCAACTCGATCTCGGCAGAGCTACCGACATAGCATCCGACTCCCTCGGCGCTTTTGGATTAATGACAGAGAATACCGCTGATCTGCAAAAAAACTTTACCCGCCTTAATGATGTAATGGCATTAACCATGAGCCGGACAAATACCAATATGGAAGATATGTTTGAGTCAATCAAAAAAGGTGCTCCCGCATTTACCGCAGCCGGGCAATCAATGGAGAGTTTCAATACTCTTCTCGGTGTGATGGCAAATTCAGGCGTCAAGGGCTCAGAGTCCGGTACAGTATTACGTAACATGATGATCCGATTAAGTAAGCCGACCGGAGCAGCACAAAAAGCGATTGAGCAGCTTGGCATAAATACTCAAGATGCACAAGGCAACTTCAGGGATATAGTCGATATACTGGGAGACTTTGAAGTCGGCCTTAAAGGCATGGGCACAGCACAGCGGACAGCCGCATTATCTACTATTTACGGAGGCCGTGCAGTAACCGGGGTAAATATTTTACTCGGCGAAGGCACGGATAAATTAAGAGCTTTTAGAAATGAACTTCTCAATGCCGGTGGTGCATCTAAAAACATGGCTGATATTATCAGGCAAAGCTTACAGAACCGACTCGCAGCTTTACGATCTGCCACCATAGAGGTAGGATTTAAATTTGTCGAAGCTTTTGAGAAAAAGGGCGGGGCTGCAATCGATGCCCTAACAGAGGCAGTAAGGAATTTCGATGTTGAAAAAGTTTTGAATTTCGCAAAGAAAGCCGTTGAACTTTTCAAGCAGTGGAAGCCGGTAATCTTCGGCATAGTAGCTGGATTTATAGCATATAATGCCGCCGTTAAAATTATGATTGCCTTGAATGCTATAAAAACATTTTTTGGTTTAGTGAAAGCAATTCAAGCCGCCGCAGCAGCACAAGGTATTTTTAATGTTATAATGGCAGCCAATCCGATAGGAGCAATTGCCCTGGCAGTCGCCGGATTAGTTGCTCTTCTTGTGATGTTAGAATCTAAATTTAAAATATTTACTAAAATTAAAGAATGGTTTGCCGGTGGAGACCCCGCAGGCATATCAGATGACGCATGGAAATATTCTGAATACGGTGGCGGTCGTGGTCCTATCCGTACAGCACCTAATGCAGCAGCAGCGGGCGGTATATTAAAAGGCAGGATAGATATTGCCGGAGCGCCCGCAGGATCAACAGCAACCGACACCGGATCAACCGGCAGCGCACGGAATATAGACTATCGTATGTTAGGACAAAATTAAAATGGCAGATCATAGGGATAGACTAAGAGACACATGCCAACTCACAAGCCCGGACGGAAATATATTTAATCCTCTATGGCGCAGCAACACATATTCCGCCAATAAAAAACTCGGCATATTTGAATATCCCAAAGTCGACGGCTCAGTACTCCAGGATTTAGGGATTAATGGAACTCGTTATCCATTAACACTATTTTTTGAAGGAGCAGATAATGATTTAGAAGCACGCCGATTTTTCAAATCCCTCGCAGAGCGGGGAACGTGGGAAATAATACACCCGGTGCACGGTCAATTATTTTTACAACCGGTATCTTTCTCTCCCAATGATGATCCGACCGAAAGCGGGAATATTACCCAGGTAACAACAGAGTGGATTGAACCGGCAGATCCGGCGGTGCTAAAATCAACTCCGCAGCTATCTGCAATAATCAATACCCAGGCGCTCGATACAAATGAGGCATCATCAAATCAGTTTGACGATAATCTCCAGGTAGACACAGCAGCAGAGGGAATTGCCACAGAGACCGCAACAAATAATGTGATTATTGCCGTGAATGAAAAACTCTCAAATTTATTTGAGGATGTAGCGGAAATCAGCGCACAAATGGCGGCGATACAAAGAGGTATCCAATCCACTCTTGATGAAACAATCCTCAAGCCCATCGCATTAGCCGGACAGATCCAGGCACTTATACAATTACCTGCATTAATAATCAGGGATGTCCGTACAAAATTGACAAGCTACTCAAATTTAATAGATGCAATTATCGGAATTAGCCCGGAAACTACAGACACAAAAGCCCGTAACACCGTAGCGGTGCAAGAAATCGCCCTTACCGCAGCAATAACAGCAGTCGCTCAGACAATAGCCGCCGGGATCCTTGATACCAGGGCAGAGGCTATTAAGATGGCCGACGATATATTTGCACTTTTTGAATTTATTATAGATACACTCGACGCAGTGCAGGAGCTTTTTGAGGATAATGATATTGATGCACAATATTTTTCTCAATCTCAATCTTTTTCGGATGTGTCTTTATTAGTCGCCCAGGCAATCGCCTACCTGCTTTTAGCCTCATACGATTTAAAAATAGAAAAACGTTTCACACTGATTAAGCCCAGAGCCCCGATAGAAATTACCATAACGGAGTATGGAGAGTTAGGGGATAATGACAGCAATTTTACTCTCTTCGTGAACTCGAATAAGCTGAAAGGTAACGATATTCGTATCCTCCCCGCAGGTCGTGAGGTAATGGTATATGTCTGATAACATAAGAGCTATACCGACGCCTGGCTATCAATATACAGTAGTAGGCGGAGACCGTATTACCAGAATATCCGCAACTGCATACGGTACTCAAGAGCACGCCCGTTTAATCGTGAGCGCAAATCCTATCCTTACCGGTCGCCCTATCAGTTTAGAAGATCTCCCAACAATTTACGCAGGCGATATTTTAAATATCCCCCTGTTAGCAGCGATTGAGGCGCTCCGTAACGAAGGAACGAAATTAACGATCCCTGGCAAAAAGGCGGATGATTTTACATTAATTATCGATGGCTTAGAAGTGCCCGTACAGGCGGGAAAAATTATCCGCACTCTGGACACCGCAGCCGACGGATGGACAGCCCGGATAGCATGGACACCGGGAGAAGATAAAGAACTCGACAAACGACTCTTGCCTTATACACTCCCCCCCGCTTCAGTTTATCTTGCCGGTATTTTACAGATAAATGGTATACTCTACACCGTCGAACCAGAAATGACAAATAGTGGTATCGTTAAAAATCTCGCGGGTTTCAGCTTTACAGCCGACGCTATTGACAGCACGCTAAAGCCGCCTTACGAAAAAAACAATATAACACTCCAGCAGCGGGCAGAAAAACAAATTGCTCATATCGGTATCAAGGCAATATTCGAGGCAGACGGCGGCGGCAAATTCGACCGGATGACAGCCGACCCGACAGATACTATTTTTTCGCATCTCCATAATTATGCCAGGCAACGCAGTATTTTAATATCCTCTACACCCGCAGGCGATATGCTTTTCTGGCAGGCAAACGTAAACGGTCAACCGGTCGGCACATTAGAAGAGACTCAACCCCTCCCTCTCAATTGGTCTGCAAAATACGACGGCAGGAAATTATTCAACGCATATAAAATCATCGGTCAATCACCGGGTGGCGTGAGTAAGTCGGCAGTAGCGATAGATAAAAATATTTCCCGCTCCCGTTTTAAAACGATCCAAGCACACGACACGATTACTGGAGATATACAAGCAGTAGCAAACTGGCAGCGGTCGAAACAATTAGCCGACGCCTTGACAATTCCTTTTCCAGTCTCAGATTGGTATGATCCCGACGGTGCACTGTGGGAACCTAATACAATTGTAACTATAATTAGCCGCACGCTTGACGTACCAAACGGTTTTAATTTTTTAATCCGTGCGATTGAATTCAATTATAATCCATCAGGCAGGTCAACTGTATTGTCATTAGTTCCGCCACAGGTATATACTACCGATGAAATAATTGCACCATGGGAGGTTGAATAATGATCGGCACAGTTAGAGGTTTTAACATCGACAAGAACAGGGATGGCTTAAAAAATGTTTTACTATTACAGGTTGAAATGTCTGATCCCGATGACATCCAGATAGTAGAATATATGAGCTATGCCGGTGATGACACAATCCCGCCGGTTGGTAGTATCGTTACTATCCTATCAGCCGGGCCTGCCTGGAAAATTGCAATTGCCTGTAATGACAATATCGCTCCTTCGATGGGTGAAGGTGAGAAAAAACTCTACTCTTCAGACGGCGGGGCAATAAAAGCATTTATCAATTTTCTTGTTGGCGGCAATCTTGAACTCAATGGTAATGGAAATTCCGCTGTGACATACTCCGCACTTAACACAGCCCTACAGGGATTAGTTACAGCGATTAACTCAGCCCTGGCCCTAAAATTGGATGGCGCTGGCTCAGCCGGCGTTTTAAGCCTCGATATTTCCAGCGCAGAAGAAAACTCAGTGAGGTTACCATAGTGATGGGCCATAGAGAGCGTTTAAAGACAGGGGCGGAGTACGATGCTATATATGCAAGAGGCGTCTATTGCTATTTAGCAAATTCCACCGCAGCCCATAAAATTAAAAAACAAATGAGCCGTAGGAATAGAAGGAATGAAAATAGGGAGTTAAATAATGCGCTGGCCTCCTGACCGTTTTCAGGGTGATCCTCGGCTTGTATTGACAGAGAACGGATCCAAAATTGTTTATAAAGGCGGACAGCCTATAATGGATCAAGGTATAGAAAACCTTGCTCTTATATCGCTATTCACCCGGCGGGGATGGGTGGGAAATGTTTTAATGAAAGACCCATTACAAAAAATAGGCAGTGATTTTGTCGATGCAGGGCTTGAACCGATAACTCTGAAATCGCTCAACAATACCCGTGATGCAGCAATAAAGGCGCTCACCCATCCTCTTTTCGGCACAGTTGACGTAGAGGTTACAAATCCTACATCATATCAACGTCGAGTAGAAATAAAATTGCAGCCGCCAAGCGGAGGTATTATAACTTTAGTACTCATAAAAAACGGTATGAATTGGATCGCCCAGGGATTGTATCCAGCGGAAGAGAGGATATCATGAGTATAGCGCAACTTGACAGATATTTCCCACCCGCAGGGCCGTGCGCTTTTTGTGGACACAAAGACAAAAGACATCGATTATGGGATGTAATTATGGGGATGTTTGCCGGTGGTGATAAAATAGAGGCAATTGCAAATGATTATAATTTGTCAATTGAAGCAGTTGCAATGATAATAAAAATCAGGCCTTATCGGAGGGCATAAATGGCAC